GTAACGTAGATTGCACCTAAACTCAACGCAACGCCGAGTAATGCCATTGGCAAATTTGTTTTTCCGTTAGTTTCCATATTACTTCTTTTTGGTTTTTGCTACTTTAACAATTTTCGCATCCATAGTCTTGAATGCACTTCGGTTTGTCTTAGCCCCTAGTATTGCATAATACTTGGCGGTCTTTGCTTCACCTTCCGTTTTGAATGTTTCATCAAACATATCGGTCTTTCCAACTTTTACTTTGTATGGCATATTATTTATCCGTGTTAGGTACGTCGGTTTTACTTGCGCCAAAATAGTAAGACACAATCATTGTTATGATTGACACTACGCCTCCACTAATGGAATAATAGATGTCTTTTTGGTCGCTTGGGAAATCCCAAAATATAATCGAGAATAGGACTGTAAACCCCAAAAACAATATCAAAAATGCGATAATAGGGGTCGAGTATTTGGTTAATAGTTCTAGAAATTTCATAGTTGTTTTTTTAATCCGCGTTTTCGATATACCACTCTTTGAAAGATAATTTGCTACCCGACTTTTTCCATAAGGCTTCGTACTTTGCCTTTTTCGTTTGCAACCTCTCGTTAGCCTTCGCTAAACCTTGGTCAATCAAAGATTGCGGAATTTCTTCTACAAGCGTTCCATCGGGTTTGCGGGGTCTATCGTCCACAACATTTGCGTTGGGTTTCTTCAATAATTTATATCCGACAAATAGCACAACGGCGGTAATCCCCGTGTACATCAATATTTTTTGATTAGTAGTCATAATTACAAATATACAATTACTTTTTATATAGGCGATAGTACTCAAAATCCGACTCTCCGCCGTTCTTTTTATATGCTAACCATTCTTCATATAGTGGGCCACTTAACCTAGCCACATCACTTGTCGTCGATGTATCTAAGCCAACTTCGGCCATACGGGTTGAAAACACCTCTACCTTTTCGGTGGCGACTTTCAACTCTTCTGTGGCTTTCGCTAAAGTTTCTTGTAGTTCTTTTTTCTCTTCAACTTTACTTTCTACAAGTGCCTCTCCTTGCGCTTTAGCAACGGAGGTTACGGCGGAAGCCATTTTTAAGTTGCCCTCTACTTTTTTTAGCATTGCGTCAATTTCATCCACGGGCGGTTGGTTTACCGCACCCAATGGTACAAATATTTCAATGCAAAACAATATTGCAACGAAAACTATCAAAACGTGTTTCATAATTTTTTCATTGTGTTAATGATACGAAGTTCGGTAATTGCACTTGAAAGGGCGGAATCCGACTTTTTCAAAGCATAACCTAGTTTGTCAATCTTTACATCCAACGCATCTATTTTTTTGTTGCTATTTTCAAGTTGTTCCGTATAACTTGATTTTACATCGTAGTACAAATAAGATACACCCACTAATGCGAGAAACGCCACACCCGCTACGGGGTTCTTGCGGAATTGGTCAAACGAAATTGGCAGTGGATTTGTCGATGGTTTTTTTACGGCGGTCATATTATGCTAATTTTTGTTTTTGTACGTCTAGATACCCATTTACACCCATAAGTTTAACAATGTAATCTTCGGTTGTTTTAATACCCAATTGGTTTACAAGCGTTGTAGTATCGGCGGTTAATAAGTTTGTGTTCTTGATTTTAGAAGTATATCTACCACTACCCGCATTATACATAACGATAATATGGTCGAGCCTTGGTTGTCCACTATCTTTAATTGTTTTCGCAAATAGTTGTCCTAAGTGTACCGCCCCAATCATAGTTGCAAACCCCACGTCTGAAATCATTTTATTTCGTATGATGGGTGTACTTGTGGATTCGGGTTTCAGTTCTAAAAAATCACTTGCGGGTTGTTGCCTAATTTTCACATTATTGTTACTCCAAAAGTTTTGTGGTAAGGGCTTTTTAATGGTAAAAATAGATGGCAAAAAATTGTATAAAGGGTAAAACTTACCTATCGTTACACTACTTTTTTTAAGTTGGTCTAAAAGCGTTTGCCACGCAGTCGATGGACTCATTTGCATTATACTAGGTGTAGCGTTGCGAAGTTCTTCATTCCGTGTACCACCACTTTCCACCGATGCAAAACCTATCAATATCATTAGCGGTACTCCACTATAATTACTCGCATTCACAAATTGTGTCATATAGTTCGCCTTCACCTTTTTTACTACGGCGATTGCTTGGTCTTTCCAAGCGGGTTGCCCCGATGGAACGCTGTGCGTTTTATTCGTGGATGGAATTTTTATTTGGAAACTCATACGATTTCAATTTGCTTTAATTGTTCCACGTCTTGTTCATCAATACCTTCGACGATAGACGACGATTTGCGGAAATAGAAGTACGCAAAACCACCCGCTACCAAAATAACGAACGATACAAGTGCTATGGTTTTTTGATTTGGGGTCATACCATTGGTGGGTTGGCAATAGCGATGTCGTTGCTATTTATCAAAGTGTAGGTAAATCGGTTTCCGTGCAAAGCCATTGCCTTCTTGCAAATTTCCAAGAACTCGTTAAAGTCCTTTTCGCGCTTGAACACTTGGCATCCTTCCGACCAATTATTTACTTGAACGCTATCCGCACCCGCTTTGTGAATGTTGATACCGAATACACCCTCTTGAATTTTTGATTCATCATACACGCCGTCCGCTACATAGTCGCGATAAACTTTGATGGGTCTATCTTGACAAACTGCATCGTATTTCCCTTGGTGCTTACGGATTATGTGAGAACCGCGATATTGACCCTCTACTACACGAGCCGTACCCGCACCATTGTCGGTCGTACAAGGCCACTCATGATATTTCCATACGCCGTTGTCTTTGTAACTCAAAGTCATCCAATCGTCGAAAGCGTTGGTTACTCTTTTACCCGTTGCGCTATTTCGCACACCTACGATGTTGACATTAAATTCTCCGTCCTCAAAAAAGGCATACCCTTTTAACTTGACGGCTTTTCCAATTTTATCGTTGCTAAAATTCATAGTTCTATTTTTTACCAAAGAAGTCGGTCGGCATAATAACCATTGCTATTTTTTACCTTCCTATCCTTCTCGTGTCTTGTTTTATATAATGCTCTACGCTTATCCGCCGTTCCTTTTGGTACTATCCCACGTTCTTCTTGTCTTTTGAATGTGGGATAATCGTTATAACCAATCGCACCAACGGATGCTACTTTTTTGCCGTCCTTGATAACGTCTATTTTCTTGCCTTTAACCGACGATGCTCGAACACTTACTCCGAGTTTCTTGGCTTGAGCCTTTGTATAATTTGTTATCCTATATGCCATTGTAGTTCTTGTGATAATTGACCCCGTTGTAATATATTGTTGCAAATCCAACGACAATAAGTGATAATTTTATTGTTGGGTGAAAGTTTCCTTCCACACCCGCATAAACCATAAGTGGGCCAACAAATACCACATCCAACAACCTTATAGGTTGCGGGTCAAAAAGGTGATATACTTGATTAGCCGTTACTTCCATTATTTACTTTTCATTACGTTTACTGCGCCCAAGGTTATAGCAAGTACCGCCACGCCTAAAATGATTGTTCCGAAACCTAATTTTTTCTTTTCAGTTTTTTCAATAATCGTTTCTGGTGCTTTCTCATCTTCATTTGGTTGGATTGATTTTGCGTAATTTTGAATTTTGTCAATGATGTAGTTCTCTCTACTTTCAATTACACCAAGTGAATCTTGAAAGCCTCTCTCTTTGTCAAGGTCTTGCTCTCCTCCATTTTCGTACGCTTTAATTTCATCCTCCAACTTATCGGCTTGTTTGTCAACGGAATCGATAAGTTTTTGCAATTGTGCGGGTAAGTCTTGAACTCCCAAATTTAATTCAGCCAATTTTTGTTCTATGTTGTCCATAATATATATTTTGATTTACGAAATTACAATTTTTTGTTGACTGCGAAACTATAATATCCCAACTCCCCTTCAGCCAAAGTTTTTTCGGGAAACAGAATAATATGGTCAAATAAAATGATATTCATGTACTCACACGCTCTAGATACTGACTTTGTAACTAAAAGGTCGGCCTCGCTCGGCTTACGCCCTCCGCTTGGGTGGTTGTGGCAAATAATAACGCCCGTGCCACCTAGCAACAATATAGAAGCCATGATTAAACGCGTATCACCAATAGTGGCATCAATACCACCCTTACCAACAATGTATATTCCAATGACCTCCGCTTGGTGATTCATGATAAGCGCAACGAAATATTCATTAACACTTATCTGATTCGGCATATTTTGTTCAAACACAGATTGCAGTATTGAAACCGCATTCTGTGTATTTTTTATTTGCTTCAGTTGAACTTTTGCAAGTCCTACTCTCTCTAGCGATAAAATTGGAATTTCCTCAATCATTCTCTCGTATGCAATTTGTGCGGTTGTTTGTTTCATTAGTGAATTTCTTGGTCAAAATATTGTTCTGTATTGTAAGTTACACTACCTCCGAACTTAAAGTGTTTTCCATCCATCAAGCCATCGAAAATTACTTTCGCGTTGGTTGGCTTAAATGATATGTCACGCTCTAGTTTGAACTTCAATGGTGATATGCGCAATGACACTAGTTCATCACGGCTAATAGAACCCATTTCGGTTTCAAACAAATCAACGATACCCCACAGATAGTCGGGTTCGTCGGGGTCGGCATTCATTATGTACCAAGTACCTTGCCCGTATGGATTGAATATCTTAACAACCACGTCTTGTTTGTCCAAGTCAGAACCAAACTTATATTGCTCAAATAACTTCTTATCAATTTCGGGTGTGAATAAAACAAGTCCGTTATTGGCTTGGCTTCTTGCTTTTTGTGTTTCATTCGTCGGTGCATTACCCACTACGCCCAACTTTTTAAGTATTTTCTCGGCGGTTTTTTCACTCATGCCTTCAGTAAACCTTTTTTTAGTTGGCTCAACGTATGTACCATGTAAAACATTATTAATGGTTCTTACTACGATGTCTTGCGCTTTTGGGTCGTCAATATCTTCAATGTCACTAACGATGAATTTGATTTTGTCGGTTGTTGTAAGCAAAATAAAGTCCTCACCTTTGGTGTTGTAATTGACATCGTTCATTTCTAGAATAAATTCAACATCACCTTTAAGGCTACCCATGTTCTCAATAAAGTATTGAGTTTTGTTGGGAACGGCCATGCCATCAGCACCGACTTGTACCACTTCAACGTCTACCATACCCAAATAGTTTACGGCTTCTTCAAAGTTAGCAATTTCATTAACCTCACCCATGTCCGACTCATCCATAATGTCGTAAAACGCAATGGTGTTGGCATAGTCAATCACTTTTGAATAGGTTACATTGGTTTCAACAACTTTGCCGTCATCTACAATGTTATATCTACCACCATCGGTCATCATTCCACCATCAGCCATTTTTAAATTTGAAGCAACAGAATTTTTTTGATATTTTCTAAATGGTTTGTATCTTTTTAAAATTTCATCAGAGGTAGTTGACCTTTCAACAAGTTCTCTAATTGTGCCATAATACTTATTACCTATAAAGTTACCTTTATAGTTAGGTTCTATTTTAGCCCAAATTTCTTGTGTCTTTTTTGCTACTGCTTTTTCAAAAGCACTTCCCGATTTAGTTGGTTTTGGGAGTAAATCTTCATCAGTAATATTTGAATCAATCATAGCATTTAAAATACCAATTACACCTTTAATGTCCGTACCTCCCCATTTTGCGGTAATCATTAATTTTTGCTCTAAATCCATAGGAATAAAACCTATGCCATCATTGGTCATAGCACCATCATCCATCATACCACCTTTGGAATAGCGATTATTGTAGCCATACATCTTTGCTTCATCTAAATCATCCATAGACCCGATAAGAGAATATGGTCTAAAAGAATTTCTTGAATTATATTCCCCTTTTTGGTAAACATCGTATCTACCTCTTCCATAATCACCTCCATTATCTCTTATAAAAACATTAGAATTACTTAATTCTAACGCTCCATCCCCTAAAGCATTTGATTTCCAAGTACCTACTTCACCGCCATCGGCCATCTTTTTCAATTCTCCTAATACAACCCATTGTTCATAATCATTTCCATAAGACACTTTTGCAAAACCGCCATTTATTGAAATTACACGACCCTTACCGCCTACTTGTTCTTTTTCTTGATTCGTATATCGTTTTTTATATTGAACAACCTCATCTCCAACTTTAATGTCAATTAAATTGCCTTCATCATCAGTTATGCCAATAAACTGCATTTCACCACCATCGGCCATTGTATCATTCATTCGGGAAACAATTTGCTTTGCCTCGGTTTTCCCCATTTCGGTATCATACTTTGCTTTTTTAGAAACGAATTTGTTCTTTACGTTGCCATACCCAATATCTTTTGGTATTTTATTGTCGGGAACTTTTTTACCGTTTGAATCTAAAATGTAAACATACCCTTCTCCATCTTTTTCGCTAACTATGTATCCACCTTTAGCAAATTCATCATCTTTCATGATTTGTAATTCACTTGCTTTGAAAACACTTTGAGTGCCTTCGGGAAAACGTAACGTGTAAGTACCATTTCCAACCTCTGTGATGTAACCCATCTTGTTTGCGGAAAGCACTAGCGCATTA